CTGTTGGTAGTGACATAGTCCTTGAGAAGAACTCTCTAAAGATTCTACAGGGTATGGGAGAGAAGCTGGCTTCTGGACTGTATGTGAGTAGAATCCAGCACCGACCCCTGGCCCTCAGTTATGACAATGGCTCTTGGGATTATGATTCTGTCGATCTAACCTCCACAGAACCGTTCTCAGCTGACTGGTCGGGGCTGGATTGTGCCCTTATACACAAGGAAGTCTACTCTTGTGTAAACTGGGATGAGTTCTCAGTAGATAAGTATGGAGTTGGCGAAGATGGCTACTTCTTTTTGGAAGCTAAAGAGAAGGGCTATCATTTAACCATAAATCCTCTTGTAAAGCCTCTACATATACAGGACAATGGGCAAGCAGTTGCTGCTCGTCCTGTGCCTTCGCTCGGTCTGATAATCTCTTGCCCAAACTGTGGATGGAAGACAAAGCTCGGAAAGGTTTGGAAAGACATAGAGGTTGGTTGTGGAAGTTGTAAACAGCCATTTTATGCTGATCCATTCTGGCAAAAGCGAGTCCTTTCTGAAGCAGCAAAAGGGGCTGGAATTTCAGAATCTATCATATAACACGGAGGAACATGATTCCCATGTCAGATGGCGAGAGAAAAGAAGTAACAGCAGAAGAAGTTGAAAAAGTTCAGCAGGCTCGTGACCCAGATAAGGTCACCGAAGAAGAAGCTGACAAGGTTATTGAGGAAATCATTGACCTTGATGGGAGAAGGCCAGTCCCTCTTCCTGGTGGAAACACACTATATGTGAGAGCACCTACTCAGGGAGAGGAAGAAGCTGCGGAGGCAGTCTATGCTTCGACTCTTTTCAAGGTTCATAAACAGGATGAGCTTCCTTATATCTCACAGGTTGCTCGTGACATCCTGAGTATGGTTGATGATCCAGAGACGTTCGGGCAAAGAGAACGGTCAGTCCGCAATCAGAAAGAGATTGAAGAGACGATTGATGCTAATAAGGCTCTCAATGATGCCTATGAAGAGGAGAAGAAGACTAACAAGAAGGCAAAGAAGCCAGAGTTCCTCGACGCTCCTGAGCCAATTGTTGATGAAGGCTCTGAGTCTCTGAAGTCTATTCTCTCTGATATGGATATTGGGCCATTTGAGAAGACCCAGGCTCTTATGCGGTGTATAAGTGGGACGGAGTTCGCAAATCTCGTCATACACTGTGCAGAGTATAGAGCAGGAAGGGCAAGGACTCGGAGGCTCATACAGGCTATAACTGAATCTGGAGAAAAGATCAGCGATAGAAAGCTGAAGTTCACTAGATACTGGAAAGATAAGGCAGCTTTCGATGCCTGTGATCCAGTTATCGTTGGATATGTCGAGACTGTGTTCAACGCTTACCAAGCGGAGGTGCTCAGTCAAGATTTTTTGCGAAGATTGTTAAGCGCAGTGGGCGCTGGGGACTCCAAAAGCTCATCGGAAAATGGCTAAAGCTAGACCCTTTGCATCCTAGAGTAGTTGAGTCATATCACAATGAAGCTACTCGAAGCCTTATAACTATGGATGCTCTTTATGAGAGCTATCTTGAGAAGAAAAGGGAGGCAAAGAGGCAGGCTGAAAGCGGAGGCAGAAAGATTCTTGCTCACTTCTCGCTGAATGAGGAGGATATGACTCTGTATGAGCTATTCGATGATGGGGACTATGATGATGATCTGAACAGCGAGAATCCTTTGAGCGAGGATGATTAAATGCCAGTTGTTGATGATCTTATTTGGCAAGTAGTATTTAAGGGCTGGGACAAATGGGGAGCCAGTATCGTTAAGACGGCTGGTGATCTCAAAACAGTTGACCAGCAAGTAGAGCATACTCAAAGGGTCATCGACAACATAGGTCGTAAGAACCTCACACTAGGCTCTGCAGGGGCTATCCGAGAAGCAGAAGTTCTATCGCAGCGGATACAGGATGTCCAGAACAGGTATAATGCTTACCGGCAATTGATGGAGCAGCGATCTGCTTCTGGACAGAGCCTTCGAGGATATGCCACACAATTTGCAAATATACAGAGAGAACTTAGCAGAACACAGGCGCAGTTTGCTTCTGCCAGACTAAATCTGCCGAAGACAAACCTTGATGCATATGTTAGCCAAGTAGACCACTATAAAGATCGCATCTCACAGCTTAAACAGGAGATGTCAAATCTTGCTAGGCAGAAGGTGGCCCTCAGTCCGTCTTGGGAACAGGATATAAAGAGGAAAGCGGATGAGGTAAAGCAGCTACAATATGCTATAAAGCAGATGCCTGCATTCCCCTCTGCTAAGTTCCAAGCTGGGCAAACTCTTTTATCTGCTGACCAGATTAAAAAGTTTGAGTTCCTAAACTCTCAGCTCAAAGCTGCTGAAAGCCATTTCACAACGATTGGTATGCAGGCAAGACGTATATCTTCAGATATAGGTTCTGTTGCTAACCAATGGGGAATCGCCTTTGCTTTAACTGGTGGGGCAATGGTTGCAGCTGGAGTAAAGGCGGCTGGCTTTGAGAAGAGAATGGCAGAAGTGAACTCAATCACTCACTATTCTGCTCAGGAATTTGCAGCAACAAAAAGAGAAGTCCTTGGGTTATATGGTGATGTAGTTGCTAAGAACCTTGATGACTTCACAAGTGGTCTGTATAACATTAGGTCTTCTGGTGTGGAAGCAGCAGATGCAGTAGGAGTCCTTGGGCAGTCAGCAAAGGCAGCTGCAGCTGGCCAGACAGACCTTAACACAGCATCGAAGGCTGGTCTTGGAACTCTACACGCCTTCAACCTAGATATGAGCCGACTTAATGAGGTATTTGACTACCAGTTTAAGTTGGTCGATCTCGGAATTGGTAGATACAAAGATTTCCAACCAGTTCTTACAAGAATTGAAGGTGCAGCTAGACTTGCAGGTCAGTCACTAGGAACAACTTATGCTACTCTGGCACAGCTTACAAGACTTGGTATGACTCCTAGACTTGGTGCTTTTGCTGAAACTAGGATTATGACAGACCTTGTAGCACAGAGAGCTAGGATCAAAAAGTATACAGGTATTGATACTGTAGATCAAGATACCGGGCGGACAAAAGACCTAGTTGTTCTGATGACTGAGCTTAGCAAGAAGATCAAGGAAGGGACTCTTTCTGCTCAAGACCTACATCATGCTTTCCAAAACCAGAACTCTCTCCAGGCAGTTATAAAGCTAACTGGTGCTATTGATCAGTATCAGAAGATGGCAAAAGACTTTGACTGGAGTGCAGTTACTGGCTCTATGGAAGATGCCTATAAGAAGGCGACAGACAATATCCAAGATCAGCTTCAACTTGCTAAGCAGAAGTTTGAAGTTATGATGGTAGATATTGGAAATAGTCCTGCTGTTAAACAGGCATTCAAGGGTCTTATCAACGCTATGTCTGATGTCTCAAAGTTCTTTGAGACAAACAAACTCGCTGGTCCTGTATCTTGGTTGGGGCTAGTGACTGTTGCAGCTACAGGTGGAACATTTGCTTTCTTGAAGTTTATATCTGTAGCAGCTAGAGGCGTTGGTGCATTCTATTCTCTCCGAGGTGCAATTGCTTCTGTAGGAATCCTTGAGCTTTCAAGGAATATGCAGACTGCAACAGCTACATTCGAGGGAATGGGTATGGCAGCAACAGAAGCATCTGGAGCAGCACTCCTGCTTAAAGGCGCTCTTATTGCCCTTCAGGTTGGGCTTGTAGCTGTAGCTGCTGGTGTTGGCTACTGGATGGGGACTAAGCTAGATCAGTGGCTAAATGGAGTCATCTATCAGCAGAGAGCAGTTGGAGAGCAGTCTCTGAAGCTGGCACAAGAGTTTAGAGTTGTTGGTTCTGCAGCAGTAGAGGGAACCAATGCTTTCCGACGCAAAAATGAGATACTCCAAGAGCTAAACAAGAACTTCCCAGACCTTGTTGCTAAGCTGAAGAATGGAAAGATGTCTATGGACCAGTTCGCTGATGCAGTCCAGCGTGCTGGTAACAATATGACACAGCTTCGGACAGCCTCTGAAGAGCTGTTTGATAATATGTTCTTTGGTGGCAAAGGAGGCAAAGCTGCTACTCCTTCTGCTCAAGACCCCTTCCAGGCTGGTGTTCTCAAAGATCAGCTAGAAACCCTCGTCAAGATGAGAGATCGTCTTGAAAGAGGAAAGAAAGTTACTTGGGAAGATTTCATTCTTGCAGTTCCTAATGGAAGCAAGATGGCCCAGGGAACTGGATTTATGGGAACGGGGCCATCTGCTATAAATGATCTTGCGAAAGCCCTTGGGAATCCTGGATTCAAGCAAAATCTAACGCTAGATCAGCTTAATGCACAGATAAGGACTACCCGAAGACAGGCCATATCTTTCTATGGGACTGAAGCTGATCAAGTCTTTGGTCGCCACAATCTTGGTTCTCAGTATGGTAAGCTAAATACTACTGAGATGAAGAGCAAGAGGGCTTATGATGCTCAGGTAGATCAACTTGCTAATGCAGGAATAGATCAGGCTACAGCTAGAATGGCAGTTGCTGCTAAGCTATCTGCTACAAACCCTGGTCTTTACAAGGAACTATTTGGGAAGGCTGCAGATGCTGCTGCAGGAATGTGTGCTAGAGGCGTAGACCAGATAGTTGAGCAGGCAACAGGAATGAAGATACCTGGTGCTGATGCTAGAGATATATTCAAGAAGGCATCAGCTGCTGCTGCTGGATTTGCAAAAGGAGTTTCCTATGGAGGAGAGGCTCAGCCTGGCGACATAGTTGTTACCAAGAAGAAAGGTGCAACAGGGACTGCTGGATACCATATCGGCATAATGGACACTGCTGGAAAGATGGTGGAAACGCCTACTAAGGGAACTG